CTTTGGGGAGCGTGCCGTCATTGTTGATGGCTGCGGAGATCTCCTCACGAAGCTCTTTGGGAAGCTGAGCCCATGAGGCGAGAGCTGTCTCACGGTTTGAGCCGTTCCAAACGTATGGTGTGGTGCGACCATCAAGATCCTCGATGGCCACGTTCTTCACACTCTCGATCTGGAGCATCAGTCGATGGAGGGCTGACTCGCTCATGCGGGTCTTCTTTACGACCATGCGAGCCTTACGACCATTGCCGTCGAAGCCCATATCCATAGAGCTGTCCTGGAAGCGAGCCTCCTCTTCTGGCGAGAGGTTACGATAGATGATGCAGCCCTTCTCCGCGTCTGGAAGGCCATCCTGGTGCTGGAAGTAGTAGGTCTCGTGGCTCTTAACTTTTGCAATCTTGAACATGGTGGTCTCCTGATGGTCGACTTGTTTGATTTTTGCTAAGAGATAGGCGTCGACCTCTTTCTGCCTAGCTCTACTCCATATCCTCATACTGAAGGCTAGCCTCAGTAACCATGAGTTAGATATTACCATACTAACTTTGAAAGTCAACGCAGCCAACTTAAATTGGAGCCAGATGCGAAGATACGTAGGAAGTGTGTAAAGTAATACTAGGTGTATGTATACCCACTGTTCTAAGCTCATTCATCCTCCTACATAGATATAGAGCACCTCAGGTGTTAAAACTGTCCCATTTTGTTTAAAAAAAAAGGCACCCCGTAGGGTGCCTTTATGGCTACATCATGGGTTAGTAGATGACATCTTGGCTGAGACCATTAACCAAGAGCACCACCAGCTCACGAGTGCCAAGCGTGGTATCCTTATCACAAGAGACAGGCATGGTGTGAGTGATGTACTCCTCACCCTCGATGTTGGGAGTCGTCCCATCATATGTGCAGGATGGCATGAGGAAGTAAGCTTGGTGAGGGATGCCAGAGTTCCCAATCTCAGCCTCTTCGCTCCTAGCCACACACTGGACTTCCAGTGCGAACCTATTCTTCTCAAGGAACTTGATATAGTTCTTACCATCATCAAACTCGAACTCAATCTGCGCAGTGACTTCGACACGCTGCTCAACCAGCTGCAACACGCTCTCGAAACCGAGACCGTACTTGTCAGTGTTCATGTTGTTGTTCAGCGTGATGCCAGCACTCAGGGCCTCCTCGAAGAAGCCGTTGACGTACACACTGACCTCTTGTGCTACCAGAGGACAGTCTGCCACCTGGATAGGATCAGAGATCCTGCGAGAGGTGCGACAATCAACGTTCTCACCAATGAGGTGGAGCCTGTCAATCTCGATGTCAGGGTCAGCGCCCGAATCGGGAATCGTGTACAAGCGCCATGTGCCGTCTGGCAGCTCCTCTTTGTTGCCGTACTGGATGTTAGTACGCTCACCGATAGAGATGATGCCTGAGGCTGGGAAGTGGAGCGCATTGTTAACGAAGATCTCGTTAGCCTGAGGCAGCACGTCCTGGATTAGGTAGGTGATGGAGCTTTCAGCCTGACCAACCAGCGAAGCGACGCAGGTTGCGATCGATTTAGCCTGGAAGTCCAAAGCAAGTGTGTTGACCTTGCAACCAGTGTAGAGGAAGATGGCCGCATCACGGTCAACCTCGACGCTCATACCAACAGGAAGGCGACGGCCAACCTCAAGGTAGTGGGTGAAGACGCCAGCGTAGAGAGATGCATCGAAGGCCAGAACCCAAGAGCCAAGCGCCATAGGGATGGCACCAGCACCGAAACCAACGCCAGCACCATCTGCGGCCAGACCAGGAGAGCCAATGACGATGTCGTTAGCCGAAGGATGAGTCGCAGGCGTTGCAGGGATGGCTACCGTAGGATCGAGATAGAGCTTGACGACGCCAGCACCAGGGAAGTCCGCCTGGATGTAGGGGATCTCGGTACGGTTGATGCCAAATCGAGCAAGGCCGCCGAGAGGGTTGAACCCAGCTGCCGAACCATCAGCCTTGGCCGCCAAGGTCACACTAACCACTGCACCACCACCGAGACCAACATCAGCTGCGTCGACTGACACAACGTAGGTTTTGTCATAGACGTTGGAGACATCATAGCTATAGCCTGCTCCAGCATTGTCATCGAGGACGAGGTTGCCGCTAGCATCCCTTGCGACGACAGCCACGAGGGCGTTGGCTGGGAAGGCTAGGCGCATCTCGTCAGAGAGGACGACGATATCTCGGGACACTGCCCCACCATCGCTGACCGCCAACAGTGCAGGTCGCGTCATACGACCATGATAGCCGCCATCGCTGGTGGCAACCTTGATGTAATCGCCCAAGGCCTGATAGAAGATTTGACCAACGCCAGATGCGGATAGCTCGAAGTTCAGATCTCCGGCGACGCTGCGAGATCCCTGAACACTCTTACCGCGAGAACGGTCGCCAGTGATGGCATTGGAGCGAAGCTGCTCCTCAGTATTGCTAAGGCTCTCAGTCGTAAAGAGAGAGAGCAGGTGAGTCAAGACGGCCTGAGAACCGAAGTTGGTCTCGCTGCCGAACGTAATGCTACCACGAGCGCCCGTTGATGGGGCTGTAGAAATTGCCATTTTATCCTCCTCAGGATAGCTTTGTCCCTACGGAACGTATGGGTTTACGATAGATCATCTTGATGATGAAGCCTTGCAATAGACAGGGCTTCTTCTTCATATCTCTAACCTTCGGCCTAAGGTCGGTCTCAACGAGTTCGCTGTTGCCGCTAAAGATGGAGTTCACATCCAAGTTTTCCACCAGTATCTGCCTGACCTTATCGCAGATCTTTCTGCTCCTCTGGTGGCCTTCCTTCTCGATTACGTCTGTGAGCCAGAACTCGATCGAGACGAAATACTCCTCATGGATGCTGCCAGGATTTCCACTCAAGGTGCCGACCGTTACATGATCAGAGCCAGATCCGTCCGTATAAACGTACAGAGCTGGAAGATCTTCGATAGGCGTATATTTAGGATCTAGGGTCTCCATTGTTGAGATGGTTACACCTAGGTTCTCTTGAGAGAGGCCAGCCCGAAGCATGGAGAGGATGTTGTCCTCAATCTCGCAATACTCTCCGAACTCGCTGGGCTGAAATCGCCCATCCTTTCTCTTAATGATGGGGGCTGCCATTAGCTTCCTCCTCTAAAGGCCTCAAAGACTTTCTCGATGTCTGGGATGAGACGGTTCTCAATCAGCTCTTGCATGAAGTCGTAGATGTTATCCCAATCTCGATCGTCGAAGTCGATGAAGTCTTCTGGGCTATTAATGATGCCAAGAGCTTCTAGATGTTGGACGAACTCGAAGTACCTTACACGACCACTCTTGTCGCGCAAATATTGCGTCCAGTCTACAGTATATCCGCCCTGGAGCATAAGGTTTGGCACGTCGATGTACTTATTGCCACCATTAGCCAGACCACTCCTGATGGACTCTCTTAAGAAGCCGCTCATAAGAGCCCAGCCAGTAAACTTGATGGGCTGTCCTGAGGCTCTACTCGTTCCACCATTCCTCTTAGCCCTAACCTTATAGGCGTAGTGAGCTTTGTCGAAGTAGTCTGGCACGGTGGAACGATAGTCGTTAATGATCTTGGCGTATTTGTTCTCGAAAGCCCGCCGATAGAGTCCTGCTAAGACTCTGGTGTTGGTACCACCTCTAGAGTATTTGGTGGAAAGAGTTTTAAGGGCTGCCCGTTGGGCGGCCTGACTCTTACCTTTAATACTTCTATAGTCGTTGCCTAGGAAGCTGATGTAGGCGTCTTCCAGGTCTCCCTCTAATCCATCTATGAATGCGCTAATCTCAGAGCTTCTCAGGAAGCTGGAGTTCTTAAGGGCTACACCACCACCTCTACCAGCTCTATCAGGACCTCTCCCAACACTAGAGCGACGTACTGTCGCATTTGGAACGATGGAGAAGTTCGCCATCAGGACCTCCTAAAGATCTCTTCGCTATCCCAACCCTGTATTACTCCATCGCTACTATCTTGAAGCTTGAAGAAGCCAGTCTCCTCAGTACCGATACTGTTGATGATGGCTGGGAAGGAGATGACGGAGGGGAGAGTGAAGTTAGACTGCCTGATGAACATCTCGATCATCTTCTCAGCATCCCTCTTCCACTCGTCCAAGAACCTACACTTACCATCTTCACAATCATAGTCTGGAAAGACAGACTTGAAGATGTAGTAGGATGCTAGCTTCTTAGCTGCAATAGCTATAGGTTGTGGGACGACGCCTCCGAAATAATCTTGGCCGATCTGGGAATCTGGGTATGGCACGTTGCCAGAGAGACCGAAGATTTGGTTATCGATCAAGCTCTCAACATCTTCGATTAAGACTTCGGCGTCCTCATCGCTAATATGTGGCCAAAGGACCATAGCCACAACATCGTCGACATTTATGGTTCCACCCCAACATGTCGTTGGGATAGTGACCTCAGAGTTATAGATGTATGGCGTTAGGATGTCTCCTGTACCATTAAGAGTTAGGCCTCCCAAATCTCCAGCCTTTACATACACCTCATAATCTGTAGGAGAGGTGAATAAAATCTTCATCTCGATCTTATCCCTGAAGGATGTGGCGATAGAGACGGCAAGATGGTTGAAGATGAGAGTAGAGCTATAAGCCGTACTCTTAAGACCTTTCTCGTATAGGTTAAGGCTAACCATAGCATTGCTTGAGAAACGGACCTTTGTACTAGATCCAAGCCTCAGGATTAGCTTTACAGCTGATAGGCTAGTATACCTCGACATAGAACCTCCTTTAGTTCTGATCTACATAGTCCCAGACTGCATAGCTTACCCCTGTAAAAACAGCTCCGAGGAAAAAGGTAAACGTAGCATTATCAAAGATAGATGTAGTCTGTAGGGGTTCCACAAGAGCCAGAGATCTAGCGTCAGACACGTCATTAGCCTTCTGGAGGAAGGCGACCCACTGTTTATAATTCTCAATCATACCAGCGAGGTCTTTGATTTTCAAAGATTGTAGCTCGTTTTGCTGTATAAGGAGATCTCTCTCCTGGATAGCCTTCTTAGCAAACTCAGCCTGCTCCTGTGAAAAGAGGTGGAAGATCTTGCCATCGCAGATAGCAACACCTTCCACCTCGGATCCGTTCTGCCGATATGGTTGACAGGTGAGGGCCGCTGCGCTGAGACTATAGCTTAAGATGGCGAAAAAACTCAGACACGCTAATAACATCCTCATCCATGCTCTCCACTCTTTCCATCTCGACTTCCAAGTCTTTTAACTTGAGGTCGATTTGTTCTATCTTGGAATGGTCCTGTTCCTCTCTAGCTTTGTACTGAGAGTCAGCCTTCTTCACTATCTCTATCTTGTCTTGTATCGCACCCCTAAGGACTTTGCTAGTTGCCTCAGCTTGTCTCTTGGGATCCCTAATTAAAACATATGTTAGAAATAGAGCTACTAACGCTGAGGCGAAGATGAGATACCATTTCCATTTATCCAACATCTTCATACTCATATCAGGTACTTCACGATGAGAGGAATTACGAAGACCATGATAGCTAGGGCGCCTAAGACTTTATTGTAGAAGGTCTTAATCTGTTCCAGCTGATCCCTAACCTCTCTTAGCTCTCCAGCTCTCAGAGCGTTATACTCCGAGGCCATCTTCATCCTATCCTTATCTATTTGACTCTCAAACCTAAGAAGATCTTTCTCGATAGATTTGATATCAGAAGAGGATGCCACGAGTTTCCATCTTCCCCCTAGCTCATTCTTTAAGTCGTCCAAGTCTGCCCTCTTGACGTAGTCTCCCATGCCCTTTTGTACATCCTTGAGATCTGAAGCTAGCTGGTTGAGCACCTTCTCTGATGCTGTCGATTGAGTCTCAATCCTGGCTAGGGTCAGACCCATCTCGGAGATAACTCTCTCCAAGGAAGTATCTCTTTGATCTGTCACTTCAGCTACCCCTCTTTAACGCTGCCCTAACCTTTTCAACAACTCCGTCGTAGATGACTGGCATCAGCCTCTCTACTAAGGGCTTACTGAAGAGATAAACAAAAGAAGAGGTTGTCGCACAAATAATAACCTCTTTCCAAAATCCCCTAGTAGAGATTGGGGTCTCTGAGAACACAAGCGTGAGTACGATACTAACCACTAGTACAGAACATGCGATTAGTGCGTCCTTACGCTTATGCTCCCTTAATGCGAGGACATCTACCAGGATATAGGTTAGGAACCATACACAGGGCAGAGTGAGAGGGTTAATGCCTAGAAACGAAGCTACCTCATTGAAGTATTTTAGAAACCCTTCCATACGTCCTCCCTAACTCTCACTTACCCTTGGCTGATGCCTTCTTATCTTCGGCTTCAGGCTTGGGATCTGGTTTAGGCTCTGGCTTCGAGGCCATGACCTTGGCCTTGTCATCAGACTCAACTAACAAGACCATAGGGCACTTGCACTCACTATGGATCTCTCCAAGGAACTTGTCTGGCTCGATAAGCATCCTAGCCCTGGTCATGTCGTCTAGGACAACCACGGCGACTTTGCCATGACGACCCTGGAGCAAGTTCTCGACCTCGTCCTTAGAGATCTCTTGACCGCGCAAGAAGCTACTAAGATGGGTCTTCTTAGACCCACCCGTCAAATGGCCTGAGAGCGTGATAAGCTGGCCTGGAGCATCGATCATCTCTTGGGCCGTCAGGTTCTTCTTTTCAATTTTCATCGTTGGTCTCCTTAAGGTAGGTGGCCCCCACCTATGGGTGGGGGCCTATTAATCAGAAGATGTGGTTCGCCGTAGCCCAACCAGTGTTGTAGTGAACTCGTGGCAGAGCACGAAGACATAACACTTGCTCCAGGAACGGAGGATCTCCGCCAAGCTCGTCAATCAACTTGGTCGAGAGACCTGGACGAGGAGTGAGGTCCTTGTATCGGCTATAGACCGAGCAGACATCAGCCCAGGTGTTGATAAGCTCGCCATCATAGCTCTCAGTGCTCGCGCCGTCCATCTGCATGGGGCCATTCTGAGGACGACCAACAAGCAAGAGCTGGTCGCGAGGGATGAGGAACTTGAAGTAGTTGACAGAGGTGTTGGCTGCGAGAGCCGTACCAAGAGCCGCCGTCAAGGTCACAACGCGAGTCGTGGTGTTGACGGACAAGACGAACCTACGAACGTTGGTCTTCATGTCGACAGAGCGGAACAGCAGCTCATCGCCAGCCTCAAGCTCGTTGACGTCGTACAGAGTTACCGTCGTTGCGATGGCAGCTGCGTCAGCCATAAGGGTCGTCTTCATGTTGATACGACCCATCTCTTCCGAGATGACGCCAACACCCTGGACACCGACATAGGACTGAAGAAGCTCTAAGCTCTGCTCTGGCGTGCCATTGAAGGCGCCGAACGAGTTCTTAGCGATGTCGCGGAAGGCCGTATTCATACTAAGAAGACGCATCGTGCCAAGAGGGACATGGACTCGGTAGAGCTGATAGCCAGTCGTCAGCATGTAGTCCTCAGCCCAGAACTGGAGGTCGTCCAGTGGTGTGGCCGTAGGATCGTCCCATGAGGTCGTAGGCTGGAACTCAAGGTGGCTAGGGTGGTTGTAGGGGACAACCAAGGTGCCGAACGTCTCGGAACGCGAGTCCCAGACTGGAGCTGTAACTTGACCGTCAAAGAGGACCTGATGGCGCATCCAGCTAATACGGTTGCGGAGACGAGCAAGGATCTGGTCGTACTTACGACGAAGACGAACCTGATAGCCTTCTTGCTCAGAGAGGGTTCCGATCTTGCGAAGGTCGATAAGCTCGTCCTCCTCAATGCGAACCTTCTCTCGCCACTCAGCTGCCGTCCACTCGATCTGGTTGCGACCAAACGAGCTATAGATGGGAGAGCTACTGCCCTGCGCGACTGCTGGGGTCATGCCGCCGCGCTCAGCTGCGTCGATGTCGATGATGATCTTGTCCGCATTGACTTCCTTATAGGGGAGGTATTCTGCAAGAGGATCGGTGTTCATGTATTGAGGAAAATCAGGGATGACGTGATTGATTGCCTCAGTCCTCAATAGAGGGTGAACGGCAAAATCAGAGAACTTCAAATTTTCAGACATTTAACGGTCCTCCTTAGTAGACGCGGATTTTTGGATGATTGGCCCAAGTCACGGTGCCAGTTGCAAAGATGGAGCGGAGGTAGAAGTTGCCAGCCTTATACGAAGCTGCGACAGTATGCTCACCCGTAGGCGTAACCTCAATGTCTTGCTTAAGGATGACCATATCCTCCTCAAGCTGAGTGCCGTCTACGGCGGCGCCGTCAAACTGCTTGTATCGACCAGTGGCCGTAACCTTACCAAGAAGAAGGCCCTTGCGGAGGTAGGTTACACCGTTGGGACTACCAGCATCTTCAGCTGTTTTGTCGATAGTGACCACGAAATGCTCGATGCCTTCGGAGTCGAAAAGTAGATCGTCGCGAACTCGACCAGCTGACCTAGTCTTAGATGGATCGTATCCTGCCATTTGAGAACCTCCTTATTTGATGTTGCTGTATTTGGCGTTACCGTTTTCGTCAATCAGGCCACCGCCATCAAGACGTTGGGCCTCGCTAATGGTGACATTATACTTCGAGCTATACTTCTTGATGCGATCGGGAACCACATCGTCGGTAGGCTCAGAAGTGGGCGTCTCTTCGACATTAAGATCGATCTTGTTTGCTTGAAGGTTCTCGCTCTCATCGAGACGCGCGCCTTCTGGAAGGGCCGCGAAGATAGACTCAAGAGCCCCGAACAAATCAACCTCTTGGCCTTCTGCTACAGAGAACTTCATCGTCTGTGCGTCGCTGCCAAGACCGCGAAGGATAGAGACGGCTGCGTCGATAGCTGGCTTGTGATGGCGCTCCTTACTCAGGACGGTCGAGAAGGCTAAAAGCTTGGACTCGAACTTCTGAGCATGGGCTTCTTTGAGAGACCTCTCTACTTCCTCGAAACGAGCAGACGTCTCGTCCAGCTTGCTTTGAAGTTGCGTGGCCTTCTCAAGGCTAGCTTGGGCCTCGCGCGATGCCTTGATAGACGTCTCTTGCGCTTCCACAAGCATGTCTAACATCTCGACCTCTGGCTCGGTAAGCTCTGAACGATCGACCTTGGTCAGAAAGTTTCGCTTATCTTCTGGCGAGCTAAAGGTTAGAACTTGCGTCCTGATTTGTTTAAACTTCATTCCCTGATCCTCCTTAGGAACTTCTGGCGAGCTATCAAGCTCTGTTTGTGTATTGCATTCAACAGATGTTGGATTTTCGAGAGGCTCTAAGTTGCCACCCTCGACTTCTTTAACCTCTTCGACAACGACCTCTTCTGGGACTTCTATCTCAGACAACATCTCAGTTGAGAAGATGAACGAGCCATATGTGTTCCCATCCTCGTCGTCGATGGTTGAGGTAGAGATAAGATCCGACTCTTCGACACCATTGAGGTTGTTAGAGTAGAGAGCTGGAAGGTGTGGAATGAAGGGCCTATTCGTAAGACCACCGCCAACCAGGGCAGGACCATACTTAAGCAACCCTTCCTTCTTCTTCCCATCCTCCTCAACCAGATAGACCTCTGAGGTGGAGAAGTTCTCATCGATCTCAGAAGAGAAGTATTTATACTGCTTGCCAAGGACAAGCTCTTTGCCCTTCTCGCTAAAGACGCCTCTAGAGAAGAGGATAGATACTTCACTCGTCTTGCCGTTGGGCAGGAGCATCTGGACTTCCCTAATGCTTAGACCTTGATCGGCAACCCAAAAGGTCGCGCCCTCATCACTCTTGTGATCTTGGTCGAAGGAGACCTGTTCTGCGACGACCTTCTTGTTGTGGTTCTCCACAATCTTCTCAAGGAAGCTCCTGTTGAAGGAAACCTTCTTAGGCTCTTTACCCCTGCGATAGATGTAGGAGCCAGTTCGGAAGATGGGGATCTCTACTTCTTGGTCGTTACGAACCTTCTCCAAAAACTCCTCCTCCGTCTCCGTTCGAGAGAAGAGTAGCTTTTGGACAAACTTGATTGAACTCCTATCCATGATGCCTCCTAACTACTTGAGTCCAGGCTAGATTTCCTATCTGGCCTCCTTATAGGATCTCGCTCAGTTTTAGTAGCTCTATGTTCGTTGTTAGATTTTTCATCGGCCTGATCTTGTTGGGCCATATCTGGGCCAGCTTTGTCTACCTTGGGAGTATCTGAGAAGACCGAGTCGTAAGAGACCATATTGATGCCTAACTCTGCTCCGATAGAGCGAAGGTCTGGGACGACCGAGGGTTTGTCTGGCATCGAAGTCAAGAGACTGACGCCCTTCATGAAGATATCCTTGAGAGACTTCTGACGACCAAGAGAACCTCTATCGATCTTGAAGGTTACATGGTCTGCCACCTTAGGACCAAAGTTGTACGAGGCTAAGGATTTGACGAGATCTCTCTCGATCGCCTCCTCAATCTGGTTAACCAGATCCTCAAACGTCAGCATGAAGACATCGTTCTTAGCATCGCTATCAGAGTAGTTACTCTCTAGTAGGGTACTAGGAGGAAAGCCAAGGCTCATAAGCTTTCGCTTATCGCTATGGTCAAAATACTCTTTGTAGACCTCTAGCGATGAGTTCTGCGGCTGCTTGTACTCGATGGTCCAGATGTAGTTCCCGGCCTCATCTCTGGTCGACGGGGCGACAAAAGCGCCGTGCGCGTTGTAGCTGCGAACCATGCCCTTAGCGACTACATCTGGCGAGACAACTTTGTTGCCCACCTGAACCTTAGCCGTCTCTGGGTAACGCGCCTCAATCTTCGGAGAGCCGACCTGATCTATATGCTTCACCATGAGCTGGTAGACGACCTTATCGTAGAACCAGTTGGGATACACATTCTTAAACCTGGAGTTACCAAAGATGTTGGAGAACTCCTCGTCACACGTGAACCAAAAGAGCTTGTCACGCTTGACTCTAACCTTGCTGGCTGCTGTTCTGAAGTTGTTGGCATTCTGTTCGACGTAGACTAACTCATCACTCTGGTTCATGTAATAATCAATATCATTACATGGGTCGATGAATTTGATCTTCTTGAAGCCAACCACGATACCATCGTATAGCAGCTCCTTCTCTCCGTCGGCGCCATCCTGATAGATCTCAATCTCTTTGCGCTCCCAAACCTTCTCTGCGAAGGCGAAGCCAAACTTGAGCCCTGTCCTGATGATGTTTCTTACGACAGCATCATGGTGGGGCTCATAGAGGGCCTCTAAGACTTTAGCGACATCTGGATCGTGGTGTGAGATGGACCATTGCAGGGCTGAGGCTACACCAGTCGTCACAAAGATGGCCAGGGAGAGGACAGGATCTCTTCCCATCTTTTGGTAGGTCTGAAGTGGAATCGTATCACGATTGTACACCTCGAAGACGTCCAAAACCTCGTTGGGATAGTTCCTCAACTTATCCTTCATCCCTGGCCTCGAAGAGGTTGCCATATCCTCAATATCGTCTACCAGAGACGAGAATGGCATCAAGCTTTCGTAGGTGAATGTGCCAGCATTCTCCCTTTTTGATAGCTCGACAGGACGGCCCTCTTCAAACTCTAATTCCTCGATTCTATCTAAGCCCTGGTTGAAATTCAAAGGTTTATTCAAATCCCAGTCATTCACCTCACAAAACTGGAAAAAAGATGGGGGCAGACCTATCGCCGGAACCCAATCTGTATTTTGCACGTTTCCTCCTACTCATCGAATCGAGTGATGAATCCGCCTGGAGATAGCTCTGAGGCTAATCCTGAAAGATTGTCAAAAGAGATGCCTGGGCTCATATCTGCCAAATCTGCATAAAGCCCCATCGGATCAACGGTTGGGCCGTCAGTCTCATAGTCGTAAACGACCACGTTGCTGTTGCGCACATCTGATCTCTGAGTGAGGCCGTTAGCTACGGCTGAGTCGTTCTGTTTGGTTCCAGCCCATGAGGCGAAGGCGATGGCCCAAGCTGCGTCGGCATGGTGTCGCTTCTTCTCATCAGCTTTAAAACTGATGCCTCCACGCTCGTTAACATGACGCTCAAGCTGGTAGAGTGAGGTAATGGTCAGATCGTTTAGGACTAGTGCGAGTCGACCACTGTCCATCCTGAGACGAAGGTTGTTCATCATCTCTGCTCCAAGGGTTCCAGTGCCTCCTGTGGAGATGGGATGGACGACGCCTTGGAAGTTCTTCTTCAGGTATTGAGACATCTGCTCTCCCAATCCATTCTTGTCGATGTGGAACTTCTTAATGATGCCATACCTCAAGATGGACTCGAAGAACTGCTGTTGGGAGGTGAGGTCCCAATTATGGCGGTTAATGGAGAAGCGCTCAACCTGGAGAGTGGTCTGGTCTTGGAGTACAATCTCCTCCAAAATGATGAAGTGGGTCGAGTGGTGAGACTTGCCAATATCAGCTCCTGCCACTAACGATCTGGAGATGTCTCCCCTCTTCACAGCTGCCACTAAATCCGTGATGGTGTCATACGTCTGGAAGTGGATGGGTGAGCCGTGGAAGTCTCGCACCCCCTTATAAAACTTGAACATCGAACAAACGTCTTCATCTCGACCGATGGCGTCCTCAGGCTTCATCTTCATGAGGCGTCGGTGCTGGTCGTAATGGACAAAGTCATCGTCGTGGATGTCGTAGTCGTCATATGAGCTTTCGATCTTGGGGAACATAGAACTCATGATGAGGTCCTTCGTAAAGAAGGCAGCCTGAGAGTCTACGAAGTACCCCTCGAACTCCTGCTTAAAGTCATCCAACATAGAGACGTTGTCGAACTGCTGCTTGAGCCAGACGTTGCCGTACTTCTCGACCCTATCATGAACGCTCATATGTTTGGCGTTACGGTGAGCGTCGATCATGAACTCGATGTCGTTTCCCTGCTTGAGGTATTTTGGACAGTTCCACCACATGATGGCGGCGCGCTGGTACTCTGGGTAGGCCTTAGCATCTGCGAAGATCTCGTAGAACTTGCCACCCTTGCCTAGCGGAGTAGAGATGATGTCGATGTTGCCGCGAACACTAGCGACAGCAGGCAACGCAGATTGGTAGACCTCATCTGCCGCAAGGTAGAAGGCCAGCTCGTCAAGGCCAATATCTCCGTTGATGCCACGGATAGGCCTCTGAGCGTGCGAGAGGATCTTGGCCTTGGTGCCGTTATGGTTCTGGAACTCGATAAGCTGGTTGGGATCCCTCAATATCTTCTTCCTGAACCTTGGAGGGAGCGCATTCAACAACATGCGAACGTACTCGATCTTGTTGATGGCCTCCTCCTTCTTATAGGAGGTGAAGATGAAGTTGTACTGAGATCCTGCAAGGATAGCCCTAGCAAAAGCCTTGGCTGCCATCATAAAGGAGCCGCCAGCCTGTCGACATTTGTTGGTGATGAACCAAGAGGGTGAGTTGAAGTAGTGAGTCTGGTACATCTCCCATGAGAAGCTGGGAGATCCAGTAATCATGCACATCTGGTCGTAGTCCAAGACTTTATCGAGAAACCCAGACTCCTTGCAGATGTCCTCAAAGACATCATCAAAGTCTTCCGAGGTTATGTCTCTAGGGACCCAGGCCGCTGGAGCTGTACCATCATCTTCATAGATGGACGTTCTGATGTTTCCCATAAAGCCTCCTTAGTTGTACCTCGTGCGATACTGGCAATACTTCTGGGACATCTTGCCAGAGTGGCCCTTCATGATGAGCTGCGACTTCAGCTCTGTTTGTGAGGCTGTTTGACCCTTCT